CTTTCCGCGTCGGGTCGCTGATCCGCCCCGACAATCGCCTCGGGCCGGTCATCAATCCAGATATCAACGGACACCCCCCGGGCCTCCATCCACTGGCGCTTCGGCTTGTGGCCGGTGAAATACCGGCGGTGAGCCAAAACCCCGGGAATCTTGCAGAGTTTCCAGTTTCGTTCGGTGTCCTCCCGGGCGGTCACGAGGACAACCTCGTGGCCTGCTGCGGTCAGCGCGGCGACAACCTGGGCCCACGCGGCCGGGTCGCGGGTGTAAGTGTCGTCCCAGTCTAGCGCGATCCGCAGCGGGGTGGCGGGGGCGGGGGTGGCAGCGGCGGGCGTTGGTGTGGCAGCGGCGGCGAGGTCTGGCGGTGTGGCGTCGGTCGGAAGTGCCGCGAACGCGATAGGAACGGGCGTTGGCGTGGTCGTTTGCGGCTGGCGCTGGGGCTGTGGCTGCGGCTGGGCTTGGGGTCGCGGCCGAAGATGGAACAGCCCAAAATTCCTCGATTCGTGCAGGTGGCTATATTCCCAGTCTCTTTCGCGAAAAATCTCGGCGCGCAACTGATTCCAACGCGCGGCTCCGTGGTACTCCCCGACGATGTAGCTGACCTGCCTTTCCAGCACAATCGTTGAGTTCGGCAGAATTACAAATTCTGCCCCCTCGCAGTCCAATTTCAGGCAATCAATCCAGCGCACCCCGCCCCCGAACTCCTCCACGATTTCCTCCAACGTCACCACGCGCAGCGGTCGGCGGTCCTCGTCGTATCGGTCAATCTCCCCGGCTGCCATCTGCCCCCTGGCGTTGGCAATGATCCCTCCGCCCGTTGACTCGGCCTTGCTGGCGGCTGTGATGGCGTTTTTCAGCCACACCGATTGGGCTGGCTTGTCGATCCCCTCGTAGTAGCAAGCCGCATGAATCACGATTGCGAAATCCCCCACGTTCGCCCGCAAAACCGGGATGTTCTCGGGGCATGCCTCTACGCAGACAATGATCGCGTTAGGGTCCTTGGCGTGCCATTTTTTTGCAAACGTCCCAATATGCGCCCCGATGTCAACCACCAACTGGCGGCGGTGAACGTACGGGGCGTGGCCGGGAATTTGCAACGGCGGATGCACCATAGCGGTGCGGTACGTGTCTTGGTCGTGGGTTTCACGAATAATCATAATGTCCTGCGCGACCTGCTGCCGGTGGACGTGCCAACCGTCGCGCAATGGCACCGGGGCCTCGGGCGGATGATTCGTGGGAATCGCAAATCGCGAGGCAATTTCGTCGCAGATTGCGGTTTCGGCGCCGGTGTGGTGGCCGTGAATGATCGTGTATTCACGCAGGCGGTACCCGCCTCCGTTGTCCTTTTCCAGCGCCCGGCGGTTGGCGTCTTCCCACCATTGAACCCACTCGCGCGACCCCTGAAACGGCGGCTGTGTCCGCCAGTCGTCGGGCACTAGGTGGACCGCTGGCGATTCCTCGGCAAACTGGTACGGGTGATGCTGGGTCCAGGCCCCAATTGTGCGTTCCGGGCAGACCGCCAGAAACACGTGCAGCGGCCCGGAATCGACCCCAATACAGACCGCGGCGCGGTCGGCGAGGGCCGCGATTGTCTCGGCGTCCCCGCTGCCGAACGAGCCAAAATCACTCCACATTTCACAATCTGCGTCCGGGCAAATTGCCAGCCCCTCCCCGGGCAGTGGGCTGCGGCGGTCCCAGTCGAGCAAAACCACCCGCATTTCAAGTCGCCGAAACAATTCACAGACCGTGCGGCCAACTTCGTTGGATAGATTTTTTCTCTCGCCTCCGCTATTGCCCTGGTAATGGAACAGCGCAAACGGTTGGTCCCCAACGTGCGAAGCCAGCCACCGGGCAACGCGCTGGTGAACAGTCGCCCGGGGTCGGATTTTGGTTGGGCAAAACGGGCGAACCGGGTCGATATTGAACACCCGGCGCAGGCACGTAATGGGCTTGCTTTGGGGCACCAGATCGCCCCCAATCGGCTCCCGGTCGTAGTTCTCCCACCACGCCAGGCTGTAATGCTCGTACCCGTTCGGGCTCGGAATCCCGGGCTCTCCACGGCAATACACCTGGACCGCCAGCGGCAGTTCTCGGCCGGTCTCGCGGCAGTCGTATACTCCGGCTGTGATGGCGGTGTGTTTGCCCCGGTCGATGATTACCACGATTTCGGCGTTGGGGCTCTGGTTTCGCAGCGCGGCCAGAACGGTCAAAAATTGGATTGTGTCCCCAAGGCCGTGGGACCACTCAATGTAAATCCGGCGGGGCGGGGGCGGGGGTGCGGGTGGCGCAGGAGGGGGCGGGGCAGGCGAGGGCTGAGCGGGCTGTGGCGCTGGTGTGAGGGCGGGCGCGGTTGGCGCTGGTGTGGTGGCCTCGGTTGGCGTTGCGGCTTGCGGGGCGGCTGGCGCGGGGGCGGCCTGCATCTTGGCCTGCCGGGCGGCTTGTGCCTCAGTAAAAAGCCTGCCGGTGCCATTCAGGCAATGCGGACACACTGCCGGGCCCCGGCTTGAACATGCTTCGCGGGTGCATGTGAATTCGCCTCTGCAGTTTGTGCAATACGGGATGAACTCGGCCGGTTTTGGCCCATTCTGGTTCGTGTTTTCGTCAATTGCCGCGAATCGGATGGGCTGCATGGTCGAGCCTTGGGTTGGGGTGCCGGGTCGGGTCGGGTGAAATTTGGTCGGGCCGGGTAAGGTCGGGCTTGGGTCGGGTCGGGCTCAATCGTACAGCGCGATAATCTGGGCGGCCACCGCCTCCGGCGTGATGGCCACCATACACTCCGGCAGGGTCTCGGACCCCAGCGCCACCGGCCGTTCGCACGCCTCGCCAGCGCGGGGGCCGGGCCCGGCCTCGGGCGGCGTCGCCCGGGCCTTCCAGCAGCCCCCCTTCGCGCAGCATTCCCACCGGCCGATTGTGTGATACACCTGGTGGCCGGGGTACTGGAACCAATGGGGCGACTCCCGCCCCCCGGCGACCACCACACACTGCCGGCGCGGGTGGCGTTGGTGTTTGCGGGCCCCGGAAGATGGCTGGTCCACCCATGCGGCAAGGTGCATCAGCCCAGTAACGCCACACGCCACGCCGTCAGCCCAGTAAACCGCGCGAATTAACTGCCTGGTGTCGGTCTGGTCGAGTAAATCCAGCGCCACCCCGTCGTAGGTGGGGTGAAAATCGGCTGATTTTCGGCCAACCTGCACCCAATTTACGTGGCTTTTTGTGAGGTCGATCAGCTTTTGCCACTGCTGAAACCCCCAGTATTTCGCGGGATAATCAGACTTGCAGCCCCCGTTGAACAACCACACCGGCAGGTCGTCCAGTTCGGCGGGCCATCGCCCGTGCCACTGGGGGAACCACCCTTTTTCTTCCTCCGTCAGCCGGATAACCGGCCGAAGCCAGTCTCGAGGCAGCAATGGCCGTTCAAGCTGCAGGGCAGTTGCCAGGCCCTCGCAAGTCGCGTGCAACTGGTGTATCGGCCGTTGCCCGCTGGCGTTGATGGTTGCCCAGTTTCCTCCGTGCCAGCCCCCTTGCCCCTGCGGCCCCCCGCTTTGGGGCTGATCCGGCGAGGGCCTCACGGTGTCTCGCTGGCTGTCCGGGCTGTAGGTGGCGTCGATCTCGATAGGCGGCAGGGGTTGACCGCCGGGGACTGTGCGGTTGTGGTCTGGGTGCGTTGGGTGCCGGGCTCCGCTGGGGTTGGCGTTGCGGTTTGCGGCGGCTGCGGGCCCGGTCCACTGGGTCGCCGTCACCCCCAACGCCTGCCACTGCGGGCCGTCGTACAGTGATGGGTGGAGCGTCTGAACCTCCACCAGAAACCGGCCGGGGAACTGCTCCTGCAGTTCGGCCACGGCTGCTGCGAGTACAACCTGGTCCCCCAGGGGAAGCGGGTCCCGCACGATTACGCGGCGTTGGGTGTGTGGCAGGCGGTGCGGGCAGGTGCTGCACACGGGCAGCAACTCCCCCAGCGGCGAGGGGCTGGCGTTGGTGCTTGTGGAAGTGTCTGCGGTCGGGGCGGCGGTCGGGTCGGCGTCTGGCAGCGTCACCAGCGGCGGCAGGCGACGTAGGCCCGCGCTCTGCTGCGTGCATTCGCCGCGAACCCGGCAATAATAGACCGCGGCCCGCTTGCCCCTCGCGCCGCAAAGCTGGCAGTCCTCCGTCCGGGCAATCGGCCCCCGGTGGACGCAATCCAGCACCGGCAATTCCTCGGGGGCGTTGGCGGTGGTGGTGGCGGCAACAGCGGTGGCGTCGAGGGGCCGCGCCTGATCGCCTCCAACGCCCTCTGCCCGGGCCAATTTAATCAGGTCGGCGATTGTCCGGGGCGGTCCATCCGGGGGCCTTGGCGGGCCTGCTGCGGCGGCTGCTGCGGCCCGGGCAGAGGCTGCGGCCTGCTCATCGGCTCGGCGGTCCTTTGCTCGGGCGAATGCCGTTCGGTATTTCGGGCTGGTCTGGCATAGCTGCCAGAGTCGCGGTGTCATTTCCCGGCCGTGTCGCTGGCAGTGGCCGGGGGCTGGGCATTCACACGCGGGCGGGTCGGGGCGGCTGGGGCAAGCTGGGTTGTTGGTGCTGTTGGGGTCGGTGTGGTCGGTGGGGTCGGTGGTCATTGGTCGGGGCTGAAGTCGGTTGGGGCTGGGGTTGGTGGGCTACCACAGCAAAACGATATTTACAGTCCATGAAGGGGGATCGCCGGTTCCAGGATTTCCGCAATCGCACCATAGCAACGCATCAGGAAACCGATCTGTAATAAACAAAGTTCCTTCAAACAAAGGCGGGTCGCCACATTGATATTCCGGGTCTGGTTCCAGATATAGCGTATATGGAAAAGGACCATATCCAATCTGTTTACACGGGTCGGTAATTTCTGGCGGCAAAACATTATCGCAAACAATAAACCCCCAAAATCTCATGGATGAGGACGGCGGAGAACTACACCTAAAACACATTGTGAATCCCGATGGGTCACGCCACTTGAAGCTAAATCCATCAAACGTAAGTACATAATCACCACTTGGGATTTTGTCGCAATCTGAGGTAATTGACACAAATAAATTAGCTGGAACGTCCGGACACGCGCAATACGGTTGCGGCGTTGAACTGACCGAAGAGGGCGGGGGAAAACTCGGCAAGCTGCGGCTGCTGCTGCTTGGCCTTGAACTGCTCGGGCTGCTGCTGCTCGGGCTGCTGCTGCTCGGGCTGCTGCTGCTCGGGCTGCTGCTGCTCGGGCTGCTTGAACTACTCGAACTGCTCGAACTGCTCGAACTGCTCGAACTGCTTGAACTACTTGAACTACTCGAACTGCTCGGGCAAATGCAATCGCACTCTTTCGGCCGCGCCATGTCTCACCGCCCTCCCTGTCCTTGCTCGCACCCAGTCACGTCAACGGCGATGCGTCGCAACTGATCGCAATCGGCCGCCATTGGTTGTTCATTTTCTCAGCCACGCACCACGCGCCGGGCTTCGCGTCCCAGCCAATCTTGTCGGTCACCACAACGTCCAGCGTCGAGTCCGCGCCGCTCTCGTCCCGAACCGACAGCGTAGCCGTTCCGTATGGGCTCAGGGGCCCGTCCAGCTTGCCCTCGATCACCTGCGGCCAGTCTTTAGTATCTTCGAGCCAATGGAGAAAAGTTTGAACCCCCAGGTTGTGGGGAACTGTGTGGACTCGCGTTTTGCATTCGTATTCCCCGGTTTTCGGATTTTGTGAACCGATTGAATATTCAATGTAGTTGTCAAATCCCGTTTCTTGCCACGGAACCAGCCCGTGGTAAATCGAATCTTGGACCCAACCGAATTGGGCGTAGAAGTCCGTAACCATTTCCTCCGCCAAGTGGTCGCAAGCAATTTTGTTCGCGGGATTCGCGTCGTAAATGCTGTTGTAGCTTGCGTATGCTGTGGTTTGCAAAACCTGCACAACGCCCGGCGTTGAATTCAAAAAAAGATCAGACGCGTAAAACCTCTTGACGTAGTACTGTGGCGGGTCAACCGTGATTCCGTTTGTCCATTTTCTAAACGACACGTCAACAGCCTGCGGCACAAGCGACTTAAGGTTAAGAAATTGACCGCCAAGCGTGCCGAATTGCAACGCCCCGGCCAGAAATGTCCCGGTGCCGTTTGGCCCCCGGAGGTTGTTCTGCACCTCATACAAGCCACCGCCAAGCCTTGAAGATTCCCAGGTGTTGCTGTTGAGTTTTTTTACAATTCGATGACCAACGCACCATGCGGCAGCGTCAAGGCCAACGGCCGGATTTGCGCACCCGCCCGCATTCCAGTTCACCGGGTCGGGCTTTCCGTAGTAGCCAGAAATCCCCAGAACGCCAAGCTGAATTCCAAGCCGGGAAGCAAATGCCTGCATCAACTGCTCCCAGGTTACTTGATTGGAATAAACCCCGCTCGTGCTGATCGTATAACACCCCGACCCAAGGAACTGCCAGTAATACCGCGCGTCCACCAGCGGCAGCAAATACAACCCGCCAACCCCCTCCCCCAGGTAGTCGTATCCGCTCGTGCTGGACGAAATTGGCCTGACGGGCAGCATATACGCGGTGTTTCTGACCGTTGTTCCGGTGCCGGTGTCATCGGTGTGGGTGAAAATTAACTCTGCGGAACTTGCGGCCGATAAATTTTGAAAAATCTGATTTAGCTGCAGTTGGCCAACCAAAAACAGCCCAAACGCCCAACGGCTGGCCCCGACCGGGCTGTACCAGGTGTTCAGCTTGACGTGCAACGGGGCCGGGTAGTTCGGAAGGGGGACGTTCCAAGTTCGCCACGGGCTGCGTTGCCAAGTCGTGAGGTTTTGCAGGTCACTTAAAGGCAGCCATTTATCAATCCACGCCTGGACCACCCCGTCGGGGTCCGGCAACAACAGCGGCACGCCTGCATAGGTCAGGCCGATATGGGTCGTCGGTGTCGGCATGGTCGGGCCTCGTCGGGGTTGGCAGGGGCGGGCGTTGGTGGTCGGCGACTGCGGCGGCGTTGGTGTTTGCGGGCTCGAGCCCGCGCTGGTGGTCGAGGGTGGCGGCCTGGCTCGGTTGCGTCAAGCCAGGTCCCAATCGAACGCCACGTCGAACCGCAGCGAAACCATTACCATTTCGCGGTCCCCGGTCGGGTCCGGGGGGCTCGACTCCGTAGGGGCGAGGTATGCGCGCAGGGCCGGGGCGGCGGGTTGCAGCGGGTCAGTGGAGACGTACAGGTCGTGTCCCGCCAACGCCCGCAAAATGGCGCGTTTCATCCTCAAAATCCCCCGAACCTCGTCCACGAGGGCGTCTTCGTCGCGCTCCTGGCGTTGGGCGCGAAACCGGGAAAAAATCGTCACCAGAACGCCCGTATTCTCCGTGCATTGCCGGGCCCCGCCCCCGGCTATCCCCTCGAATGTCCCCCCGGTCGGGGCCACGGTCACAAACAAATTGTCAGCGGGTCGGTACGGGTCCCCGTCGGGCAGGATTGAGACAAAGCAATTCAACTCCCCAAGCTCTGGGATTTGATCCTGCAGCCGGGCCTTAACGGCCACCAGGATGTCGGCCTGCTCTGAATCGTTTCGCGTTGGCATTTGCGGGGGCCTCGGCTGGGGCTGTGGGTCACGGC